TAAACTTTCACTTGCTTCGGTTATCACGGCATTTTCAAATGAAAGACCATTCTTAAGATGTTTAATGATATGTTCTTTCGTTACTTCACTTTTATATTTTAAAAATTCTTTTTCTTTTTCATCCAGAGTTTCTATATCAAATTCCATTTTGAATATATTATAATTACTACTTTAAATAGGAAATTTCCACTAAAAAAAACAATAATACTATCAATTTATAAAATTATTTAAAGTGATAACATAGTTATTATGTATATATAATGGTTGCTATAGGAATTGATTTGGGAACAACATACAGTTGTGTTGGATGGTGGAAAGATAATCGTTGTGAAATAATCGCAAATGATCAGGGTAATCGCACAACACCTTCATATGTTGCTTTTACAGAAAATGAAAGGATAATTGGAGATGGTGCTAAAAACCAAGCATCTATGAATCCATCCAATACTATATATGATGCGAAGAGACTTATCGGTAGGAATTTCAATGATATACACCTTCAATCTGATATAAAGCAATTATCGTTTAATGTTGTTGACGATGGAAACAATAAACCCGTTGTGAAAGCAGAATACAGGGGAGAGACCAAAACATATAGACCTGAAGAGATTTCTTCAATGGTTCTTATTAAAATGAAAGAAATCGCAGAGTCTTATATAGGAGAAAGTGTTACTGATGCTGTTATTACTGTACCAGCATATTTTAATGATTCTCAGAGGCAATCAACAAAGGATGCTGGTGCTATTGCTGGGTTGAATGTTCTGAGGATTATCAATGAACCAACCGCAGCAGCAATCGCGTATGGTCTAGATAATAAAAGTGATAATGAAAAGAATATTTTAATTTTTGATCTTGGTGGTGGAACATTTGATGTATCGCTTCTAAATATTGATGATGGTATATTTGAAGTAAAGGCAACCGCAGGAGATACTCATCTAGGTGGGGAAGATTTTGATAATATTCTTGTAAATCATTTTACTCAAGAATTTAAGAGAAAAAATAATATTGATATTACTGAAAATAAACGCTCTTTAAGGAGATTGAGGACAAGTTGTGAAAAAGCTAAGAGGACACTTTCAAGTGGAAATACTGCGAGTATAGAAATTGATTCCTTGTGTGATGGAATTGATTTTTTCAGTAATATTACCCGTGCTAAATTCGAATCACTTTGTATGCATCTATTCAACAAGTGTATGGATCCTGTTATTAAAGTTTTGAAAGATTCTGGTTTATCAAAATCAAATGTAGATGAAATTGTTCTTGTTGGAGGATCTACACGTATCCCCAGGGTTCAGAAACTACTCAGTGAATTTTTCAATGGTAAAGAATTAAGTAAGAGCATTAATCCAGATGAAGCAGTCGCACATGGTGCCTCGGTTCAGGCAGCGATTTTATCAGGTGGAGTGGGTGAAAGCGATAAAGCAAATGATGTTTTGCTTTTGGATGTAGCTCCATTATCCCTTGGTTTAGAGACAGCGGGAGGAATTATGACAAAAGTAATTGAGAGAAATACAACAATCCCTACGAAGAAATCTCAAGTATTTTCAACCCATGATGATAATCAACCGAGTGTTACAATTCAGATTTTTGAAGGAGAAAGGACAATGACAAAAGACAATAGTTTATTAGGAACATTTCAATTAGACGGAATCCCACCAGCACCACGAGGAGTCCCCCAAATAGAAGTATCGTTTGATTTGGATGCGAATGGTATTATGAATATTGAAGCATGTGATAAAGGGTCTGGGAATAAGAAAAACATTACGATTAGTAACGATAGTGGACGATTAAATGCGGATGATATTGAGAAAATGGTGAAAGAAGCAGAACAATATAAGAAAGAAGATGAAGAAGTAAAGGAAAGAGTTGAAAAAAAGAATGAATATGAAAATGTCCTCTTTCAAACAAAGGCAACAGTTGAAAAAGAGAATGATAAAATAAGTGAAGATGAAAAAACTATGGTTGTTGATAAGGTTTCTGAAGAAGAACAATGGATGGATAGTGAACATACTAAAGAAGATTATGAAAATCGTATGAATGAATTTAATTCTTTTGTATCACCTATTATGAGTAAACTATATGATAATACTAGTGCTGAAGGCGTCCCCGGTGGTATGGGCGTCCCGAGTGGTATGGGAGTCCCTGATGAAAATGTAGGGGGTGGTCCTTCCATTGACGAAGTTGATTAAAGTAGATTACTCATATCATACGTCATATTTTTCTTTTCATATTGGGGTCTTTCAAGTGGTATAGGTAATGTAGATATATCTCTAATATACATATCATTCTGTTTTAATTTACTTACAACATGATTAACACAATAGTCAATAACACTTGAATTAAGTTTAGAAACAACCTTTAGTGCATCTGAATCTGAAGTAATTGGAACACTGCCTTCTTGTAAGTAAATAGACCTCATAACAGTGCTAACTTCTTGATGAGATTGATTTGAGATAACCTTACCAGATTGTTGATGTACACCATATCTAATTTGACTCTGTATGTTTTGAGTATTTTCGGGTGATAAAAATATATTACTTAGACGTGATCTTTCAAGGATGCCTTTTAGAGCATCATCACGTTGATTATTATATAAAATATCTTCTTCTAACTTACGGTAATTACTAATTTTGCTTGCGTCTGAAACACGACCATTATGTATGTTTTGTTTTATATCCATATTTATATTAATATATTTTATTTTTTTTATTTATTTTATATAAAATGGTGAATGGAAAAAGGTTATTAAAATATTTGATAATGTTATTAGTCGTTTCTATGTCAACTTATTATATACCTAATTGCTCTATAATTAATGAACATGCTTTCTATGTTGGACTATTAGCGGCAACAACCTTCGCAATACTTGATAATTGTATGTCCGATAAAGTTGTTATTGATGGGCATTAAATACTAGCAATATACTGCCATTTAAGTGAATCACAAATTTTTTCCCATATATTGTCTTGTTGTTGGAGTTTCTCCCTACTTTTTAAAAGTGGGAAATACGATAGTAGTTCATCTAACTCTAACAATTCACAAAATTTATGAAGGACATATGAATATGATAAAAAATTTTTTCTATCACTTGGACAATGTTCCATAAAAGGTGTTTGTATTTCCTTAAACATCATCCTTAATTGATCTTCATATTGTCTTGTAAGGACAGGTGCTGGTCGTCCATTAATAATGTTAATAATATGGGGTATGTGTTCATAATATTTATTATACTTTAATTTTTTTAATATTTCTCTAACAGTTTTATAAGATAGTTCTTCTAATTTTATAAACTTGTCTTTCTTTAACTCTTTCATTATTCCATCATAAACTTCTTGTGGAATATCCGTTGTTTCTTTTGCTTGAAATTGCGCCAACCATTCATTAAAATGATTTATTCTTTTATAAGCAAAATATGAAGATTCCCTTGGTGGATCTTTATAGGATACCTTTTCCGAATTAATAATAATTTTTTCTGTAAATCCACAATTTTCACAGCATAAAACGCTATCTACTGTTTTAAGTGTAAGGACACTATTACAATTACTACAAATATCTAGGTTAATACTTTTTTTATCAGGAATGACTGTATCATCAACTTTTACCATATATTTATTAATTAAATCATCTGACTTTTTTTCTTTATTTTTTTTATTCATGAAATCTAAAACACTTAATTCTTTATTTTCTTCTTCAAATGTACCATCTTTTCTTGAATAATATTCAGTTAAAAGTTCTGATGTTTCTAGATAATAATTTACTTCATCGTCTTTTTTTTGATTCATTTCATCTATTTCATTTTTTAAAGATGATATTTTTTCTGTAACCTCTAATGTTTTTTCCTCAATCATGTTCAACTCCTTCAATTCTTTTTTTTTATCGGCAAGGGATAAATTATTATCCTTAAAATCCTTAACTATATCGGTATGTATTGCGTCAATTGTCACTCTCGTATCCGCTATTATTTTTTTTAAAGGTTTATCTTTGAAAGACATTATATATATTATTTCAATTGAAAAATTTCCTTTAAATAAAAATAAATTTGAAGAATTCTATAATGTTAAAACAATTAAATATGAATAAAGAACTAAGTGTAAAAGAATTTTATAACAACACTGCGAATGAATTCAGTCAAACACGTTACAGGACATGGACATGTGTTGAAAGTTTTCTGGACAATGTAGAGGTTGGTTGTAAAATAGGTGATATTGGATGTGGAAATGGAAAAAACATGAAGTATAGGGGAGACTGTGAAAACTATGGTTGTGATTTTAGTGAAGGATTGCTTAAGATTTGTAGGGAAGATGGCTTAAACGTAGTATATGGTGATATTTTATCTGTGCCTTTTGAGGATAATAAGTTTGATTATACAATTTGTATAGCAGTCATTCACCATCTATCTACACCAGAAAAAAGAAAGGAAGCAATTGATGAAGTTATCAGAGTAACAAAAAAAGGTGGTAGAATACTACTACTCGTATGGGCACTTGAACAACCTGAGAAATCAA